CGTTGCTGGGTTCGGCTGCGGCGCGGGGGGCTGAGTGAGGCCACCGTCGAAGCCCTGGCTGACCGCATCGAGCCGTTCCTCGCCGAGCAGGCCATCGAGGCCGCCAACGGCGTGATTCTCCGCTCGGGAACTGGCACGGAGACAATCGGACGCGGCGCGATTCGGAACTACATCCGGCAGATGGCCGAGGGCAAGGCCGACGCCGCCGTCGAGGCCGCGATGCGCCTCCTCGGCGCCGTGTCGGGAGATGACGCGGCGCAGGACACCGCCCGGGAGACCATCGAGGACATCCTCTCCGAGGACCGCCTTGGCCTGTGGGCGGACGCCTCTACGAAGGACGCCACGGGCTTCGGCTCCCAGGAGGGGGCTCGCCGCTCCGGCGCCGTGAAGAAGATGTGGGTCCACAACGGTTCGAGCCATCCGAGGGCCGAGCACGCCGCGATGAACGGCGAGACGGTGGACATGGACGACACGTTCTCCAACGGGATGCGCTGGCCGCACGACTGGGGTGGTGGGGATGCCGACGACATCGTGGGCTGCAACTGCGACATCGCTTACGTGTGGTGAACCGTAGGCTTAGACCATGAAGCGAACCGTTCAGAAGCACGCCCGCGCTTGTATCACCGTGGGTACAAGCAAGGCCGCGGCCGGCCGACGTCGTGAGGACGAGAAGCCCGAGGACGAGAAGCCCGAGGACGAGAAGCCCGAGGACGACAAGCCCGAGGACGACAAGCCCGAGGACGACAAGTCGGAGCCCGGCACCTTCACGGCCCTCGTCGCCGTCTTCGGCAACGTGGACTCCGACGGAGAGGTGACCGACAAGGGCGCCTTCACCGAGGCGCTCGCCGAGCGCCCCACGGTGCCCATCATGTGGAGCCACGGCTACGGCACCTCCGACATCGTGGGCTACTCGACCAAGGCAGAGGAGACCGACGAGGGGCTGCTGCTGGAGTGGAAGGCGCTCGACACCGAGATCGGCCGCTCTGTCGCCGAGCTGCTCGAGGTCGGCGCCATCACGGACTTCTCATACTCGGCAGTAGTCGAGGACTACACCTTAGAGAAGTCCGACGATGGCGAAATCCGCCACCTCACTAAACTGGACCTGTGGGAGGCCGGGCCGTGTCTGCGCGGTGCGAACCCTCTCGCCAAGCTGAAGTCTCAGGACGCACCTGAGACCGACGACGCCGCGCAGCGGACCGCCCGTGCCCGGCTGGCCCTCCTGGGCCTCTGACCACCGAAAGGAATGCACCGTATGAGCACTCGTGAGGAGCTGCTTCAGGAGGCCGGCGAGCTGCGCGCCAAGAGCGAGCTGACCGAGGCCGACCTCGCCCGCGTTGACGAGATCGTGGACTCCGTTGCCAAGATGGACGCGCAGGCCGCCGCCCGCAAGGCTGCCTCCGACAAGCTGGCCGCCATTGCCGAGCGTGCCCCCAAGGCGGCCAAGGCCGTCTCCGACGTCGTTGAGGTCGTCGGCAAGACCGCGGGTGAGCGCTTCGTCCTGTCCCCCGAGTGGCAGGCGTTCAAGAGCCGCTTCAGCGCTGGTTTCTCCAGCGCCACCGATCAGGTTGACCTCGTGGTCCGCGACCTGGTGGGCAAGGCCGACGTGGCCCACCGCGGCACCGCCACCACCGGCGGCTCCGCCTTCCACCTGGGGTCCCCGGTTGACGACGAGGTGCGCGCCCAGTACGGTCCGCTGCTGTCGGCCATCACCACCGGCACCACCGATGCCGCGGTGATCCCCTACCGCGCCCTGACCGCTGTCACCCCTGGCCCCGACATCAAGGCCGAGGCCAAGGCGGACAACGGCACCGGCGCCGCCGGCGGCGTCTTCCCGCTGGCCACCATCGCCACCCGCGCCGACACGGCCACCACGACCACCATCGGCGAGGCTCTGCCGGTCACTGACGAGGAGCTCGCGGACGACTCCGTGATGGTCACCCTCGTCGGCGAGGTCCTTATGGCCCTGGTCATGCAGAAGATCGAGGGTGAGATCGTCTCCGGTACCGCTACCGGTGACCGCCCGCGCGGCATCATTGGTGCCCCCGGTGTGCGCACTCAGGCGAAGGTCGGCACCGGCAACGACGCCATCTTCAACACCCTGCGCAAGGCGCTGACCGCGCTCGGTGACTCCGCTCAGGGCGCCCAGATTGTCCTCAACCCCGAGGACCTGGAGTCCGTGGACCTCGCCGCGGACAAGAACGGCCGCTACCTCGGCGCCGGCCCGTTCGGCGCCCTGAACCTCCAGCTGTGGGGCCACAGGGTCATTGCCTCGACCGCTGTCGCCAAGGGCACCGCCATTGTGGGTGACCTGAAGGCTTATGAGCTGTACTGGCGCGAGCAGTACGTCGCTCAGGTCTTCAACCAGCACAGCGACTACGCCCTCCGTGGCCTGTCGCTGCTGCGCGGTAAGTCCCGCGTGATCGGCGTGTTCCGCCGCCGCAAGGACGTGTGCGTGGCGACCATCGCCTGACGCACCTTGACGCCGAGGCCCCCGGTTGATCCCGATAGCGATCCCGGGGGCCTCGTGCTATGCGCCACACTTGACAACAGATCATTCGGCGACGTAGTGTGTGAACACACCAACCACCGAAGGGATCCAACCATGCGCCTTGCCCGAGACCTCGCCTCCGCCGTAGCGATCGTGTCCTTTGTCCTCGCCGCCATCTTCGCCGGCATGTACCTGCTCGGTGTCGGACAGCCCGACGACACCGAGCTGATCGCCCCTCAGGACGGCTACACCAGCGTGTCCGTCCCCGCCCAGGAGGGTCAGCTGCGCGTGGATGAGCGACTCGTTGCCCCCGCTGCAGAAGCTCCGTCGTTCGCCTGAGGAGGCACACCATGCAGACCACGCGCTACGCAAAGTTCAGCGACGGATCAATCGCCACCGTGACCACCACGGTCGCCAGACAAGGAATCACGGTCATTGGGGAGGCACCGTTCCCCCTGAGGCCAGGCCAAGACCCGAACGAAGTCATCCCGTATGAGGGACTGCACATGCAGACCGAGAACGTGTGTGACCTCCTCGTCGAGGCCCGTGAGGCGCTCATGCGCTGCGGCTACGCATCCGCCTGCCCTATCGCCAACACGCTGAATGTCTTCGTACCCCGAGCCAGCGGCACAGATATCCACTGTGCCACCATCTACGGCGACTACAACGGTCTCAGCATCTCGGGCCCTCAGGCCGGGTCGCTGGCCAGAATCCTCGACGCCGAGGGGGTGAGGGTGCTCGTAGACTGAGCATATGGCCGCACACCTCTGCTCTATTGCCGCGCTCGCGCGCTCGCTCGGAAAGTCAGAACAGGACCCGAACCTGATCTACGCCGTCGAGCGTGCGAGCGCGCGTTTTCGTTCCGCCGTCGGCCACAATGTCACCAAGGAGACCAAGACCCTGGTTCTGGACCCGCCGGCGGGGGAGACGCTGCTTCTACCAGTCAAGGGCGTCTCAGCGCTCACTGTGAAGCTTGGCGGCATCCCGCTGGAGCACGTGACGTACTCCCCGCGCACGGGGGCACTGCGCCGCCACGGCGGCTGGGGCACCGAGCTGGGCACCATCGAGGTCACGTACACCGCTGGCACCGACGAGGTTCCTGACGACGTTGCGGATGCGGTGGCGGAGCAGGCCGCGAGCATCTACGCCACGCTCGCCACGCCCGGCGTTCAGCAGATCAGCCAGGGCGTCCGGTCCATCACCTTCGGCACGGCGTCCACCGTCGGCACCACACAGCGGTGGTCCGAGGCCGTGGAGCGGCATCGCATCGACGGGCAGGGCATCCTGTGAGCGTGTGGTCAACCCTTTTCGGGTCCGAGATTCTCACCGTCACCGAGCCGACGGAGACCGAGGATGCCCACGGCGCCCCGCGCCGGGAGTACCCGGCGGCCAACGCCCGCCAGATCATGGGTGTCGACGTTCAGGCCGGCCCCACAGGCGAGAACAACTCTCACCGCGATGGCGAGTCGTGGGACCAAGTTGCCTACGTTGACGCGGCCGCGGCGGCCACGATCTCGAAGCACGCTCGCATCGACTGGCGTGGCAAGTCGTACCGGCTCGTAGGCCCCATTCGGATCATGACCGGTGCTGCACTCCTCCCGGACGCCGCAGTCCTCAACCTTCGTCGCTGGGAGGGCTGATGGGCTTCGGACGAATTGAGTTCCACCACGACGGGTTCAATGAGCTCCGCAAGTCATATCAGGATGAGATCGACTCCTTCGGCGAGAGCGCAGCGGCCAGCGCCAACGCGATGGCGAGCTTGGGCGACAGTGACGAGGCCCGGGGTGGGCAGAGGAAAGCCAGGGAAGAGCCGTTCGCCTACCAGTCGAAGCCGAATGCCACGCGCGCCCGAGGCATCGTGAAGACTGCCACCTACTACGGCCGCCTTGTGCAGGCGCGCGATGACGTCCTCACCCGAGCAGTTCTAGGAGGCTGACCATGGCACAGCTGATTCTCACCAAGGACCCTCTGCCGGCGCTCATCGCCGCGCTCCGAAGCGAGTGCGCGAAGGTGGTGGGCGCCCCTGTCAAGGTCTCCTCGATCCTGGCCAAGGACCCGGGCGCTGGGAACACGATCCACGTGTACGTTGCCGGCGGCTACCCGAAGACCATGGTGTCGTCCGCGGCAACGGTGCTTATGCACTGCTACGCCAAGGATGGCCCGTCGGCTCAGCGGTTGGCCGCCGCCGCCGCCGCCGTCGTGGCGCTGGACCGGCAGGAGTGGCACTCGGGGCGCGTGCAGAGCGGGCCCTACGACAACCCGCACCCGGACTATCCGCACCTGCACCGGTACTCGGTTCAGGCTGAGGTCACCACGGAGTCGGAACGCCTCGACGTAGACTAGAGCCAAGCCCGCCCGAGGTGCGGGGACCCCGCACTACAAGGAGGACTGAATGCCCGTCAACGGCAAGAGCGATGCCTCGAACGTCATCGCACCCAAGCCGATGTCCGTCATCGGCGGCGTGTTCGTGTGTACCACCGAGGACGCCAAGAAGATCACCGCCCACGTCGATCTCGCGAACGCTCCGACCGGGGTGACGCTGGAGGCCATCGGTTACTTGACGGATTCCGGCCCGAAGCGCTCCATCTCCAACTCCACCTCGAAGGTGAAGGCGTGGGGTGGCGACGTCATCCTGTCCACCCGCGAGGGCGCCGAGGCCACCGTGGAGATTCCCGTCGCTGAGTACCTGAACATCACTGGCCACAAGCTCGTCTACGGCGACGCCAACGTCACCAAGACGGGCAAGAACATCAACATCGTGGGCAAGCTCAACGAGATTCCGCCCCACCGCGGAATCGTGGTTATCGTCAACACCGACGTTGCCAAGGGCACCATCGTCTACGACGACGCCCAGGCCGTCATCGACGGTGACGTGGAGATGAACGGCAAGGACATCATGGCCAACACCCTGAAGCTCGACCTGTTCCCGGTAGACGGGGCGTTCTACCGCGAGTTCTGGGTCAAGAACTGACACACCCAAACACTAACCGAGAGGATCACACAATGACCAAGCCCGCCGCCGGCGCCTTCCTCGTCCCGGGAGCCAAGGCTGACAAGGCTGAGAACCGCTTCATCTTCCGCCTCCCCGGCGAGAAGGAGGACCGGTCGATGCCGCTCTTGAAGCACATCAAGGCGTCTTACCGCCGTCGCCTCTCCGAGGTGTCTCGACGCCTGAAGGATGAGAACTCCTCTGAGGACGCTCAGGCGCTCGCCCGCCTTGAGGCGGAGGCGATTCAGTTCGAGATCATCGAGGACTGTTGCCCTGGTCTGACTGACGTCGTTTCCAGCGACCAGCTGGAGGCGATCATCACCGCCTGGGGAGAGGCCTCCGGTACCTCTGTGGGGGAATCCTCGGCCTCCTGACGGAGGCCTACCGCTACGAGAACGCGGTGAGGTCTGACTTGCTTGGGATGGGGCGGTCACTCGACGACGTGTGGAGTGGCCGCCTCTCCTGGCAGGACCTCAAGGCATATCTCGTCAGCCCGCCGATGGGCTCATGCCTGGCCGTGGCCCGAGGGTCGTGGTCCCCGAATGAGCATATGCAGTCGCTCATCGTGCACCTGCTGCGCGTCCTGTCCTGGCAGACCGCCGGTGACAAGCGCGTGGACCCGCCTGAGTACATGCCGGTGACCAACCTGATCCGCCCGCCAGAGAACGACACAGACAGTGCCACGCCGTATGGCGAGGGCACTTCGATTGACGAGATGCGACGCATCCTGAACCTACCGGAGGATACTGATGGCTGACGGGCCTAAGCTCGCGACCGCGTACTACGAGCTCATTGCCGCGGCCCCCGGTGCCGAGAGGCAGATCACCGACGCCATCATCCCTCCGGCCAAGAAGGCCGGAGAGGAGGCAGGCAAGGAGGCTGGGGAGAAGATCGGTGAGGGCGGTGCCGACGGAGGCTCTAAGTTCGGGGGCCTCTTTGGCGAGAAGCTGCAGGGGGCGATTAACCCCACGCTGATCGCCGCAGCGCTCGGAACCGCCGCCATCGGGGTCGGCAAGGCGCTGTATGACATCGGGGCAGAGTTCGATGGCATGTCGGACACCATCCGCACAGGCACGGGCGCCACCGGAGAGGCGCTGGAGAGCCTGGAGAACAGCGCGAAGAAGGTCGCCACGACGGTCCCTACCACGTTCGAGGACGCGGGGCAGACCGTCGCGGACCTGAACACTCGACTGGGCCTCACGGGCGACGAGCTTGAGACGGTCGCCTCGCAGGTGATCGCCGCCGGCGATCTTTTCGGGGAGAAGCTCGACATCAACAAGCTCTCCTCTGCGATGTCCGCCTTCGCCATCCCGGCCACGGAGACCTCCGAGGTGATGGACGAGCTGTTCCGCATCAGCCAGGCCACCGGCGTGTCGATGAACACGCTGGCTGAGTCGTCTGCGAAGGCTGCGCCCACGCTCGGCAACCTCGGCTTCGACATCGAGGACGTCGCAACGTTGGTCGGTCGTCTCGACAAGGCGGGGCTCAACTCAACGGCCACCATCGCGGCCATGGGGAAGGGCATGGTCTCGCTGGCTAAGGACGGCGAGGCGCCCAAGGACGCATTCAACCGCGTCATCGGGGAGATCGACAACCTGGTCAAGTCAGGTGACGAGGCCGCAGCGCTCACTCAGGCCGGCAAGATTTTCGGCACCAAGGGCGCGCCCCAGTTCCTCGAGGCGCTGAAGTCCGGTGCGTTCGACCTGAACACCCTTCGAGAGTCCATCGGCGCCACGGGTGACACCATCCTCGGCGTCCAGGCGGACACCGCCGACGGCCCCGAGAAGTTCCAGATCGCGGTGAACAAGGCCAAGCTCGCGCTACAGCCGCTCGCTGCGACGGTCTTCGACGGCGTGGCGAAGGCGCTCGACTGGCTGACGCCCAAGATGGAGGCGTTCATCGCCTGGGCGCATGAGAACCCCGAGCTCATCAAGGGGATCGCCATTGCCCTGGGTGTCCTGTCCGCGGCGATCTTCGTCGCGGCCGCCGCGCAGTGGGTGATGAACAGCGCCCTGCTGGCGTCCCCGATCACCTGGATCATCATCGGCATCGGGGCGATCATCGCCGCCATCGTCCTGCTCATCGCCAACTGGGACTCCGTATGGCCCGTGCTGGTCGGCGCCTGGGACGCCATCGTGGCCGCGTGGAGCGTCGCGTGGGAGTGGATCAAGGGCTTCTTCTCTGGCCTGTGGGAGAGCGTCTCCACGTTCGTCGCCGGCATCCCGGAGGCGATCCTTAACTTCCTCTCCGGAGCATGGGACTCGATCTCAGGCTTCTTCACCCAGATGTGGGAGGGACTGGTCAACTTCATCACCGGCATCCCCGGCATGATTATGGACGGCCTGGGGACGATATGGGACCTGCTCGGCCAGACGTGGTCGGCGTCCTGGGAGGCCATCAAGGCTATCCTCTATGGCGCCCTCGTGGGACTGCTGTTCATCCTCATCGGTATTCCGCAAATCGCGTGGAAGTTCCTCACCGAGCTGTGGAACGACCTGCCGGCGATTTGGGCCGCGGTATGGAACGGCATTACGACGTTTTTCTCCAACGTCTGGAACGGCCTCCTCAACACTGCCAAGACCATTGGGTCTGCTGTCGTCAACTTCGCGGTGAGCATGTGGAACGCCATCCCCGGCGTGTGGAACTCCATCTGGAACGGCATCACGTCGTTCTTCTCCAACACCTGGCATGGTCTCTTGAGCACCGCAAGCAGTATCGGGTCCAGCATCGTCAACTTTGTCTCCAACCTGTGGAACTCGATTCCCGGGCTGTGGAGCTCAGCGTGGAACGGCATCAAGAGCCTCGTGATCAGCGCCATGACTGGGATGTGGAACGGAGTCAAGGAGATCGGCTCCAGCATGCTCGACTGGTTCCGCCAGCTCCCACAGAACATCATCAGCATGTTCAGCAACGCCGGGAACTGGCTGGTCAACGCTGGAAAGAACATCATCAATGGGTTCCTGAACGGGCTGAAGTCCGCCTTCACCGACGTTCAGAGCTGGGTTGGTGGCATCGGTGACTGGATCGCCGAGCACAAGGGCCCGCGGGCCTACGACCTCAGGCTTCTGGTCCCGGCCGGTGGCTGGATCATGGATGGTCTTCAGACCGGTCTGAAGGGCGCCATGCCGGAGCTCGAGCGGACGATGCGGGACATCACCAACGGGGTCAGAGTCGGGTTCGAGGACCCGGCCGCGCGCACGGCCTGGAAGGTCAGCCGGGGCTTCAGCCCCGACGTCGAGCTCGGCCCCGCGGCCCCCGGCGGTGTTCAGCCCACGATCAACATCACGAACAACTACCCGCAGAAGCAGGAGGACTGGAAGACAAGGAACGACGTCGCGCAGGGCATCGCCCTGGCCCTGTCCTAATAGACTGGTGTCATGCCCAACGACACGTACTCAATTGATGGCGTCCCGCTGGATGATCCGGCGGGGCGCTGGCGACTCACGGAGAAGACCGAGCTCCCACAGTGGGGTGCGATGGACTCGCCCAGCGTCAAGGTGCCCCGTTACGACGGCGTGCTCGCCCTGGCCCCGATGGCGGCCGGTGTCTCCACGGTGAAGCTGGAGCTGATCATCCTCGGCGCGCACCAGGCCGCCGGGCTGCGGACCCTGCGCCGCATCACGGGCGCTCGGTCGCTGCACACCATGGGCTGGACCCGCCGCGACGGTGAAGAGCTTGAGGCGCTGGTGCGCGTGTCGAGCTCGGTGTCTGCAAAGCCCAAGGGCATCGACGGCGACCTACTGGTCTCCTTCACCCTTGAGGCGGTCGCCGGCGAGTGGCGACGGAAGACAGCCGAGCGCGTTGACATGGTGACGAACGGACGCAAGTCCTTCCCGATCATCTCCGGCAGGGATGCCATCGCCACGCGCATTGCGGTCAAGGCTGACACCGACGGTGGGTCGGTCACCGTTCAGGACCCCATCGGTGGGTCGGTCCTGAGCGTGGGCCGTGTGCCGAGCCAGCAGTGGCTCATCATCAACACTGAGGAGTGGGACATCCGCACCGTGCCGCAGGGGCGGGAGCGGACCGCCGGGGAGGACGACCCCAGCACCATGCCGGTGGCACAGAGGTCGGTGCCTACGCTGTCGATCTCACCCGGCGGGTTCCGCCTCATGCAGCGGGACAACGGCGATGGGGTCATTGAGGTCAACGGCGGTTCTGCGATCCTGTGGTGGAAGGGGGCATACTGATGGTGAGCACCGGAAGGCCGAAGATGATGCTGCGCGCCGTCGCCTACGGCGCCTACGGCGGGGACCGCATCGGGGTGCTGCACCACGCGACGAAGATCAGCCTGACCACCTCCATCTCAGGGGTTCCGACGCTGAAGCTCACCCACACTGAGGAACCGAACCCGGCACTGGAGGAGGAGAACGAGGTCGCCGTCGAGGTGACCTTCGACGGGGGGCGAACCTGGTCCGAGCCCGCCGGCGGGCGGTTCCTCGTCCGCAAGGCCACGTGGAACCTCCTGTCCGACGGCACGAAGTCCCGCACGATCGACTGCGTGCACATCAGCGCCCGGCTGAAGCAGGCCCTCGTCTGGGAGGAGAACTTCCGGCTGCGCAAGGACCCCAACAAGCCCGCGCAGGGGAACTCCACCACAGACGTCCCAGCAGACCTGGTGATCCAGACCTGGCTGAAGGCCCAAGATCGTGGGTGGGGGCGCGGGCTCACCTTTAAGGGTGCACCTGCGGCCGATGCCAACGGAAACGCTTGGACCAAGTACCCATCAGTCAAGGGCATGGAGGTGAAGTGGACCTCCACACTCTGGTCCCTGCTCGAGAGCTTCCAGCAGATCGGGGCGATCCAGCCCCGATGGGAGGGCCGTCAGCTCGTCCTGGTGCCCCCGGTCAACAAGCCGCTGGAGTCACTGCACCCGAAGCGCTGGCCGGCTGGGCGAACCAGCGGGGGAACCAACTCCTTGTCGTGGGCGGACATTGCCACCGCAGTCCACGTCCTCGGGAAGGATGGCGTCCGGTTCAAGGTGCCGGTGCCGACGGACCCCAACTTCGACCCCCGCGAGGGGCGGGAGATTTCACTGGAGGCCAACTGGGTCGAGACTCAGAGCGACGCCGCGACGGCTGCGCAGGAGGCGCTACTGGAGAGGTCTCGCCCGAAGGAGGAGATCGTCCGGGACTGGCAGGCAGATCAGCCCGGGTGCTTCCTGCCCTGGGTGGACTACAACGTCGGGGACTGGTTCTGGGTTGAGCACGCCGCGGGTCGAGACCAGTGGCTCCGTGTCAGCCAGATTCAGGTTGACTACGCTGAGGGCCATTGCTCGGGCTCGACGATCTTCGGGACCATGATCGCTAACGCGCAGACGCGGCTCGCCCAGGAGGTTGCGGCCTCGAAGCTCTCGACCGGCACCGCTGCGGCGTCCACTGCGGAGCCGGTCCGATCCCGGTCCTCTCAGTCCAAGGTCGCCCAGACACCGGCCGTGATCCGGTCCAACACGCTGGAGGTGAAGGGCACGGTCACGGACACCGGGTCAGGACTCGAGACCCTGGTGGAGATGTCATGGCCTGCGCCGAAGCTAGATGCCAGCGGTGTCGAGCTGAAGGACAAGATCGTCGAGTACCGCGTGCGCATTGCCCGCGTCCGCAACTTCGAGGTGAACGGGACCAAGGAGTGGCTCGAGGAGACTCAGCTCGTCACAACGGCGAACAAGATCGCGTGGGGGAGCGCAGAGATCGGCGTTCGGTATCTGTTCTGGGTACAGGCCCGCACTGACAAGCGCATCCCGAGTGACTGGGACGAGTCCGGGCAGATGCTCCGGCTGGAGTGGACTCAGCCGCCGACACCAGAAGCATCCAGGCCGACTGTCCAGTCCCAGATGGGAGTTGCCACGATCTTCTTCAACGGGACGACGGCGAATCGACAGCCGGCTCCGTGGTGGGCGAACCGGTGGCAGGTGTCCGTCCACCTAGCCAACACGTCTGAGCCGCCCAACGGGTGGCGGCCGACGGGCAGTGTCTACGACAAGAGCGTCACCGAGGCGCAGGCGGCACTGGACCCAGGCGAGAAGTACAACTTCCGGGTGCGCCTGCTCGCGCAGGACGGCAAGCCCGGCCCCTGGTCGAGGCCGTTCCCGCACACGGTGGCTTCGGCGATTGACACTGAGGCGCTGGTGAAGAAGCTCACGGGCTCGCAACAGCTCATTGATGGGGCCAAGGCAGCTATCGACAAGGACCTTCGGGCGATCCGCGAGGCACAGGAGAGGCTCGCATGGGCGATGTGGGGCGGGCAGTACCCACCTGACGAGGGCACGCCCGGTGAGTCGCTGTGGCTCGACCCGTTCGGCGACGTCTACCAGATGAAGACCCACTACTGACCGATACGCTAGAAGCACCTACTGACAGGAGGAACCATGACCAACTCCGCTGTGACCGACGTCCAGTGGTCCCCGAACTACTCCAGCGGTCGCCCCTACGGCGACGTTGACTCCATCACGATCCACCACTGGGGCGTCGATGGGCAGTCTCACCAGAACGTGGTGAACTACCTATGCCGCGAGGACGGCAACTCCAGCGCCCACTACGTCGCCTCAGCCGGCCGCGTGACTCAGCTGGTGCATGACTACGATCGTGCGTGGCACGCCGGCCCCGGCGGCAACCCCCGGTCCATCGGCATTGAGTGCCGACCGGAGATGACCGACGGCGACGTGGCGACCGTGATCGGTCTGATCCAGGCGATCCGAGCCGAGCACGGCCCGCTCCCCATCGTGGGCCACCGGGACTGGATGAACACCGACTGCCCCGGCCGTTGGTACTCGCACCTGTCCGAGCTGTCCAACGGCTCGGGCTTCGCGGCCGCGCAGTCCCCAGCGCCGGTGAAGGACGTGAACCCCTACACGGGCAAGTGGAACAAGTCCGACGGCCAGGGTGAGCTCCGGTGCACCGGTGTCTTCGGCATGGCGACCATCGGCCGGCTTCAGCAGGTCATGGGTACCACCATCGACGGCGTGCTTGACGAGGACGGCTCTCCCGCCATCGAGAGGTTCCAGGCGTTCCTCAACTCGGCCGTGCCGGCGGACACTCAGATCGCGCTGAACGACGCCCCAGCGCTGGAGACCGACGGCATCCTGGGGCCGAACACCTGGCGGGTGTTCCAGTACCTCGTGATCGCCTGGCACCGCGAGTACCTGCCTGCCGGTTGGGACTTCGCAGACTGGGTTGACGGGGAGCCCGGCACCGCCACGATTGGGGCGCTCCAGCGCGCGCTGAACAACTCCACGTCGGGGACCGGCAAGCTCTGGTGACGCCCCGCGAGGATGGCAACGCGACGTCGCTGTGGGCGCCCTGGATCGAGGCGCCGGCCAACGGCTTCGTGGTCCACGACATCACGGTGCGCCGAGTGGCCTAGACTGGAGCCATGGCCACACGATCGATCACTTTCGTCTCGCCTGCGGCGGGTTGGGTTCAGGTCTCTCCTGTCCTGCCCGCCGCGGGCGGCGTTGACGTTACGAACCTCCCCGATGTAGCTCTTCGTGAGACCCCTGGGCGAGGCACCTACTCCATCTCCTGGGACGATGAGGGCTGGAACGACTGGTCCGCCTCGGGCGCTGTCAGTGACGGCGGCTCGGTGCAGACCACCAGCGACCTGACTCCCGCCAGCATTCAGGCAATGCTCGAGGCTTCGGCAGCGAAGACCTCGGCCAAGCCGAGCGGCGGCGCTGGTACTCCCGGCCCTGCCGGTCCGCCTGGGCCGGCGGGGCCTCCTGGGCGCCCCGGTGACGCGGGCCCCAGCAACCTGATGGTGCTGGAGAAGACGCAGCCCGTCCCGCCCGGCACGCCGGCTAACACCGTCCTCGTGCGGAAGGGGGTCTAATGGCTGACTCCGTTCTTCCCGCATTCGGTGCGTGGTGGCAGTCGTCTAGCCGCACCGTGGCAGACGGCATCATGCTCCCCGCGGGCGCCACCTCGACGCCTTATGACGGCAACGCCGTCCCGGTTGGGTCGAAGCGGTGGAGTGTCGAGCTGACGTACACCACCACCGCTGAGGCGACTCTCTCGATCCGGCACAACCACTTCAACGCCGGCAAGTCGAAGATCAGGCAGACGGCGATTGACGACTTCCCGCTCTCGGCGGGCCGCCTCGTCACGCGCCGTATCGACTTCCTCCTGTCTGACACGGATCAGCCGAACTGGCTTCCGTCGCTCGGCGCGGTCGGTGGCGATATCACGATCAAGGCGGTCAGCGTCTACGAGACTCCGGCGCCTGCGGGCCCCGCTGTCACGGTGTGGGACGGCCGCAAGGAGGTCCCAGCCACCATCACGGTGTGGGATGGGCGCAAGGAGGTCGCCTGCAGCGTTGAGGTCTTCAGCGGCTAGACTGGTCCCTGGCCCACAAGGCCGAATGGAGGAATCATGCCTGGAAAGCACTCATCTGGTAAGTTCACCTTCACCGCGGAACAGCGCAAGGCCGCCTATGGCGTCATCGCAGCTGTCTTCTCCCTGGCGGTCGCCTATGGCGTCATCACGGCGGAGAACGCGGATGCAGTCATGCGCGCCCTGGGGCAGCTCGCTCCGGTCGCCGTTGCACTGTTTGCCCGCCACCACGTCGAGACCGAGTGAGTCCTTGGTAGGATGATCTCGTGCCCCTCTCGGGGGTCGGGTTGGGATGCGAATCGCCCTCATCGCTTAGCGGTGGGGGCGATTCGCTACGATTGGGGTTATGAACGACCAGCCCAAGATTGACGCCGCCGACATCATCAACCGCCTCTCCGCTGAGCTCTCGGCCATGACCACGCGGGCCGTGCTCGCGGAGTCACGTGTCGCCGAGCTGGAGCGCGAGCAGGCTGAAGGCGGCGCTGAGTCCTAATGGGGAAACAGCAGACATCTCCCAAGGGGAGCGTGTGGGCCGAGGTCGAGGATGACCCGGCCCTCTCCTCTGCGGCCAAGCTGGCTATCGCCACGCTCCAGGCCGCGGGGAAGCTCCCCGTGGGCACGAACCGCATCATTGACTCCGGCGCCCTACAGGACCCGGCTGCACAGACCATCGCGGCCGGCGTGGGGCGCTTCCTGAAGATCGAGGCCAACCAGATCATCGCCAGCAACGCCAACTTCGACGAGGCGGTGGCGAAGAAGCTGTGGTCGCAGATCGTCACGGCCAAGGAGGGCGTGTTCGACAAGATCACAGCGAACATGCTCACCGTCGGGGCGCTCGATGGTCAGATCATCACGGGTGCCACAGTGCAGACCGCGGGGGCGGGCCGCGGCCGGGTGGTCATGGACTCGAACGGGATTCGCCTAGTCAGCGCTGACGGGACGACTGACACGTTCCGCATCGACGCGCGTACCGGGGACATCGACATCACCGGCCGCCTCATGTCCAAGGATGAGTGGTCGTACTCCCGCTTGGCTGACATTGGTGTGGCGGGCGGGGGGGAGACCAAGGTCCGATACGGCATGGGCCTGGTCCTGAACAGGTCGGTCGCACCCCTGCGGTACCCAGGTGGGATCGTGCTCAAGCAAAATGAGCGCGGGGAGCTCCAGACCGTTGTGGCCCCTCCGGCCTCCGACTTCGACGTGTCGGGGCACTTCACCGTCGGAAACCGGGAGATCGGGTGGGGCGGAAACGCCGCCGCCTTCACTATCAACGGCGGGAAGATCGACTTCCAGGTGAACGACCGCACCCTGGAGATGTACGTCGGTCAGGCTGGAATCTCCTTCCAGAACGCACTCAACAACACCCGGATCGTGGCCCAGGGCCAGCGAAACGGGGCGTTCTTCTTCGCCGGCGACCGGTACACCACGGACAACGGCGTGCTCGCCGGCTGGGACCACTGGCGCATCTCCAGCGTCGGGGGTGGGCGCAACCTGGGGTTCGCCTCGGGGAGCAACGCTGGTACGTACATGTGGTCGAAAGCCAATGGCAACTACGCCTGCATCAACGGGGACGGATTCTTCACCACGGGGAAGACCAAGAGGTTCTCCATGCACGTCCCCAAGATGTCTGAAGAGCGGGGTGGCGCCATGCTTCAGCACATGGCAACCGAGTCCCCCTTCGATGGCATCGAGTACTGGAACGTCGTCGAGCTCGACCAAAATGGTGAGGCGTCCTGGGTCCTTCCGGATTACGTGCCCGCGATCGCGTCTCGGCGCGCGCCGTGGTGCGTGTTCTCGTCCTCTGACCGGGGTGCGTCTAGCGCCCGGCTGGAGCGTGGGGAGGACCGGTTCATCGCCCACGTGACCGGTGAGCCCGGGGCGTCGGTGTCGGTGCTCGTGAAGGGTGCCCGAATCGTGGAGATCGAGGGCGCCGCAGGCGGGACTTGCAAGTGGCAGGACTTCGGGGATGGCGAGGCGCCGTGGTACACCCTGGATCTGGGGGTGGAGGGCGCTGGCCCCCACAAGAGCGGAGAGATCATCTGGTGAGGACGATATGGACCTGATTGAAATCACGCCACACGTGGTGCCCCTGCTCACCGCGATTGTGGCGGCTGCAGCCGCGATGGGGGGCGCGTCCCTGACTCGCAGGACTCAGCGAGAGGCGAGCAAGGTACAGATTCTCGACATCACGGTGCAGCACCTCGCCGACCGGGTTGAGGCACTGGAGAAGTCGGTCGCCGTCGCGGAGTCCCGCCGCGACGAGGCTGTGGAGTCGGAGCGGGAAGCGCACGCGGTGAAGTGGATAGCCATCGACTACGCCGGCCGCCTGCTCCGGTGGGCTCGAGCTCGAACGGATGACGTCCCCCCTGATCCGCCGGACGAGATCGAGAAGCACCTGTGAGACGAAGGGCCCGCCGCACCGATGAGGTGTGGCGGGCCCTTCAGCGTCCTGGGGTGTCAGTTCTGGGCCGGGGGCTCAGTGGAGAGGTAGACGGTGTGGGCCTCACGGTAGCGGGGGTGACTGGGGTCCCAGTAGGCGCGCTTGGGCAGGGGGCGGGGCTTGCCGCGCAGCGCCCGGACGATGTTGAGGATGACACCAGCGACGGCGGCGATGACGAAGGCGGTGATGGCGAGGAAGATGAGGGCGAGGAGGATCATTGGTCTGTACCTTTCGAGGTCGGGTTGAGCGGGTGGGTCAGCGGTTGTTCTTGAGCCTGCGGGCGAGCCAGGCGCTCAGGATGAGGGTGGAGATCAGGGTCCCGAGGGCGAACACCTGAGTGATCGCGGTGGGGGCGGCGGCCAGCAGGAGGATGGAGACGCAGAGCGCGAGGCCCGCGATCCAGCCGGCGAGGCTGGTGCCGAGGATGAAGTCGGCGTCCTGGTTCATGACGTCGCGGTCGAGGTCGTTGGTGTTCACAGCTTGGTGTCCTTTCTCTGGTTGAACAGGCCGGAGTCGATGTCCTGGAGGAGGCCGGCGAAGTAGTCGTAGCCGTCGTAGGTGAGATCGGGGATGACGCCGTGGGCGACGATCTCGCCGTCGGTGCGGACGCTGAAGGCAACGGAGTCGTTGTCCAGCACCTTGGCGTAGAACACGGAGCCGCTGAGCGGGTTCGGCTTGATACCAACCACGTGCCCGTTCTCGCGGACCAGCTGGCCCTCGTACTTGAGGGCCATGTCCATCGACTGCATGATCTGGAGAGTGTCGTTTGCCATGGCTCAAATATATGCACGAGCACGGCGGCCACACAAGTTCTGTGGCCGCCGTGCTTACGTGATGCTTGTCACCAGAGGTGATGCAGCTTCCAACGCCAGCCGCTCAGTGCCTTGCCGACGGTGGCATCCCAATACCATCCCATGATCGCCTCCTTCCCGAGGTACCCCTTGTTTCAGGTCTGTTACAAGTAGGCGTTAGGAGTAGAGCTCCCACGCGAATGCATTGCCGCCCTGGGCCTCGAAGGTGAGGATGGCGGGCTTGGTGGAGTCGCCGCTGATGTTTGTCCACCAGTCGCTCCCGCGATCAGCCGACGGGCATGAAATGATCCAGCGAGCATCGCCGACCTGGCGGACACCGAAGTTATGCCAGTGGCCGTGTACGAGGATTCTTGCGTCGTAGAGACCACTCCTGCGCCCGAATGCGAGGTCTCTGAACCACGTAGGTACCTTCGACTGCGAGCCTGCCAGGTGGCCGTGCGTGAAGCCGATGCGGGTGCCGTCGGCGGCGTCCACGGTTACGGCCTCCTCCCATTTCTCAGGACGGTGGAAGGTGACGTGCTCGTAGCCTGGGCGTCCGGCGATGATGTCCTCGATGTTCTTGGAGATCATGATCCCGAAGTCGTCATCGGGGGCGTTGGCGCGACTGTTCTTGCCGGGCCCGGTGCGGACGGCGCAGTGGTTGGACGGGACTGCTACGTAGTAGAGAGAGGAGCATAGAGGGGCGAGGGCCCGGAGGGCTTCAGCGTAGAGGCGCTGCACGGTCCTGATCTGGTCGGTCAGGCTTAGGTCGTTGGTCTGCGCCTGGCTGGCGACGTTCCAGAACCCCTCCGTGCTGTCGCCCACGTCGGCGAGGATGATGCGCTTGTATGGGTCGCGGAAGCGGATGTCGTCCGCGATGTCCGCGATTGCGCGGCGCACGAGCCGAACCGTATCCTCTGTGCCGCCACCCGACTGCCGCTTGCCGATCTGAAAGTCGGCGAGGCAGACCACGAGAGTATCCTCGTCGCCCTTTACGATCGGGGCCGGCTTCGGCAGGAGAGGCTCCCGGAAGACAGGCTCCAGGTCGTCGTAGGACAACGACTTGGCCTCGGCCATCTCGACGGCGCCCGGCTTCCACGTGATCTTCTCGTAGGAACCGTCGGGTAGGCGGATCGTCTTCCCGCGCTGCACGATGGCGCCCACGGGGACGTCGTTGAAGAACGCGTCGTGCCCCTGGTCGGGGGCGCCGCGGCGCTTCAGCTTGGCCCGGTGCCGGCGCACCGACGCCTCAGAGGTGCTGAACTCGTCCGCGATCTCCTGGTTGGTCCGCTGTTGCTCGCGGGGCAGCAGGTCGTTGGCGATGATCGCCTCATCAAGCGGGGTCAACGGGCGACCCCCGCGATCTCCCGCAGCTCCGCTGGGCGGTAGCCACTCAGCGTGCGGACAATAGTGCCCGACTCGTCACGGACCTCGACGACGGGTGCTGAGGTCATGCCGAGCGCCCGAGCGTTATTGAGGACCCGCTCAGCCTCGGGGCTACCGTCGTCGAGAGGGCGGCTGACGTAGGGGGCGCCGAGCTTGTCGAGCATCCTCATGGTGAGTCGGCAGGGCTGGCAGTTTGGCTGGTGAAAAACGGTGATGTGCTTCATGTCTTCTGAGGTTAGTCGCACTTGCCGGCAATCTTGCAGATTCCCCGGACAAGCTTGGTGGTTGCGTCGGACAGCCGGGTGTGGAACCGGGCTACCCCGATCTCCCGCCCCCGGTCGAGGACGATGATGGCGTTACGCGCCCGGTTGTAGTCGAGGGCCACCTCGCGGCTGAGCGCTTCAGCTCCGCCATCCTCGGCAGAGCCCCCCATCGCTTCGGTGATGCGAGCTCGCAGGGCCCCGGGGAGCAGCCCGGCATCGGCAAGGGCGAGAACCTCACCGATGGTCCACTCGGAGCGTCGGGCGAGGCGCTCAGACAGGTTTCCGGTCTTGGCGCCTAGCGGGTCGGAGATTCGCTTCATGTCCCGGGGGTAGTACTGGCCTCGGTGACAGGCGAGGTCTTCTAGGTGGTCGCAGATTTCTGCGGTGGCTCGCTCGTCCTGCTCGACTGCGGTCGCACTGAGTTGGCGTTTCACTGGGAAATCACCTCCGCGAAGTCCCGCGCGAACCAGTCCGCTGCCTTGCTCGCGAGGCCACCACGCCCCGTTCGGGAGTAAGCGTGAATGCGACCCGACTCCGTGGTGGTCCGGCCTGTCGGTGACCACTCAATAGCACGCAGGTGCCAGTCTCCGCGGTTATCCACGCCGAAGCCCCTTGAGACGCGAGTCCCGTCCCTCTTCTCGTCGAGGAAGGCGCAGACGCTCTTCGGTGTGACGCGGACATCCTTGACGTGGGTCGGGAGCACAGCCCGAAGTGCCTTCTCCATTTCCTTGGCAAAGTCTTCGATGAAGATGGCTGGTGTCGCCATGGGTTTCCTCCTTGGTTGGGTTGTGCAAATCGTATGCAGATGTTCTGCGGCTAGTCAAGTTCGTCGGCGTCCGTGAGCTTTCGGTAGCGGTCCACGACGCCGCCGGCGGCCCGCAGATGCAGGCCAGGCGCCCACGGCAGGTCGGAGCTCATGATGTCCCGCACCTTGCGGAACGCCTCGACGCCGGCGGGGGATGGCCTTCCAGCCGCGTAGTCCCACCAGTCCGACGGGCCCTTTATGAGCACCTCGTCGTGGACGTGCGCCACGAGCTCGAACCCGGCGCGGTCGAGTCGGACCATCGCGGACGCCAAGCAGTCGCGGGCCACGGCCTGCACGAGGTTCTCCGTCAGGCGACCGCCGAACGTCTCGACGGCGACGCTGCGGCGCGCATCCCAGAACGCCACGGACGGGCGGCCCCAACGGTCCTGAGTCGCACGGATGCCTCGGTAGATCAGGGTTCGGCCGCTCGGCAGCAGCATCCGGCGGAAGGCTCGGCCGAAGGAGTCCTGCCCGGCCACGATGCGCTCTCCTCCGGTTCGGAACTCGCGGCCGAGCTGGTCCCACAGCGCCGTGATGTGGGGGTTCGCTCGGCGCCATGCGTCCACCTGGGCCTGAAGCGCCTCATCGCTCGGCCCGTCGCCGGCGAACGCTCGCAGGCCGTTCGGCCCCGCACCGTAGCCGCATCCGAGCAGGGCGGTCTTCCCCTCCTGCCGAGTCATCTCATGGCCGACAGCGGAGCTCATGCGCGATGCGGTCTCGACGTAGAGGTCACGCTTGGCCTCGTAGGCGTCGAGCACCCATTGCTCGCCGGCGAGCCAGGCAAGCACGATGGCCTCGATGGAGGTGTAGTCGCAGACGATCAGGGGGCCAGTGATGACCGAGCGCACGCACGCCGCAACCTCGACCGGGGTCACGGGCTCTCCAAGCAGGCACTTGTCGAGCACGTCGTCAACAGTCTCGCCCTTGGGCAGATGCTCCCGGGGGAGGTTCTGCGGCTGGAAGCCGCTCCCGCTCCAGCGGCCGGTGTGGGCGCCGAGGTAGCGGAGGGTCCCTCGCGCTCGGTCGCCGGCGCCCCGCCGAAGCTCGGCCGCCGCGAGCTTCTTCCCCGCGACGCGGGCGGACGCCACTCGCAACTCAGCGACGCGACGCACCTCGGCCGGTAGCGACTCGTCCGCGGCCAGGGGCGCAACGGTCTCTCGGCGTAGATCGGGGAGGTTGATCCCCTTCGACGCGAACCACGTGTGCAGCTGGGCGGTGCTGTTCGGGTTGGCGAGGCCGGTGATGCTCTTCAACTCCTCCGCCTGTCGGCTCACGTTGTCGTCCTCGCAGCGCTGAAGGGCGTGCAGCAGCTCGACATCGAGGGGGAGGCCGGCATCCGTGATCTTCTCGGCGGTGAGCTCGACGGCGCGCTCCAACGCCGAGGGGGACAGGTCGATCGCCTGCCACTCGCGCTCCAATGCTCGGTGCACCTGACGGAGGACCTCGACGTCCTGGATGCCGTAGGCGCGGAACTCAGCCCAGCGCTCGGGGTCGTCGCTCGGCACGCGGCGGCCGCCGCGGAATGTCTTGGTGGCCGGCTGCGGCTTGGCGAAGCGGTTGATAAGGAGCGTCCCGGCTGTGTCCTTGTCGTCGCACTTCAGCGCCTTGGCGAGGCCCTTCAGCGAGCCGGGCAGGCCGAGGAGGTACGCCCAGTGCATGGTGTCGATCCACTCGGCGGGGTCGAGGTACTCGCCGGTGGCGCGGCCGTGGGTGTAGGCGCTGACCTGGATGCGGTCGAAGGCGGCGTTGTGGGCGACCTTGGTGACCTGGGGGTTTCGGATGAGGGTGATGAACTCCTTCCACAGCGCCGGGTCGTGACCCTCGGTGGTCGGCCCCTCGGTGATCTTCATGGGCTCGTCGTCGAGTGCCCACATGGCGAGAGTGATGCAGGCTTCAGTGCTCTCGGCGTAGCGGTGCGCGCCGGCCGAGATGTCGATGTCAGAGTAGGTCTCGGTGTCTAGGTAAAGGGTTGGCATGACTACAGAATATGACGACCCCCTCAGGTCCCGCAAGTTCTGCGGCCTGAGGGGGTCGTCACTCACTCATCCCCTAGTCTCTTCAGCTCCCTGTCGATGTACCACCTCGCTTTCTTCAGGTCCTCGATGGTCTTCATCGCGTCCTTACGCCCCGCTCGGGCGATGTACTTGACCGCGTTCCCGCGGTTGAAGTTCAGGTTCTCCGTGATGTCGATGACCTCGGCGCCGTTGGACCATCCCTCGGCGTAGTGGCTGGGGTGGTTCACCGAGTCACGTGCGTCTCGGCCCATCGTCTCGCTCCCTCTGTCGTGTCGATTGTGGTGACTGGGTGGCCCATGGCCTCGAGATGCCGGTGGACCATCTTCTGTGACTCCCTCGGCGTCTCGCCAGGGGCCTTGAGCTCGACCAGCCTCATCTCCCCGTTCGGCAGGAGGATCAGCCGATCAGGCAGACCGCGCATCGTGGGGGCTAGCTTGATTGCTAGACCCCCGCGGGCGCTGACCGCTGCGACCAGCGCCCGCTCGACGGGGGTCTCGGGTCTCACATCAGACCCGCGAGGGGGTCCTCGTCAGCGGCTGGCTGACTGGCGGACGGCCGGGCGGTTTTGCCCTCGTGCCCGCCCGCGGGCCGCGCCGCGCCCGGCATGGCGGATTTATCGAGGAAAGCAAACATAGTAAACGCCACTTTTGCCGCACTCGCGCCGCCGCTAAGATCCCTAGTCTTGGAGCCGTCGAAATTTCCCAGCCAGACGCCGAGGGTAAATTTGGGCGTGAGCGCGACGGTGTAGAGATCGCGCGCATCGGCGCTCGTGCCCGTTTTAAACATCAACGGCGGCGCGTTTAGGGTATTTTGCCACACTGAGCCGAGATAGGAGCGCGGCGCGTTTCTTAACATCTGCGTTACGATGTAGGCGCTCTGTGGGGTTAAAATTTTAGTATCGTCGCCGATCTTTGCGCCCGCTATTTCGAGCTTTCGCAGCTTTCCTCCGTTTGCAAACGCGCTGTAAAGGCGAGTAAGATCCATTAGACTCATTGAAATACTTCCCAGAGCGATACCTGCGCCATAATAATCCTTGCTAAACTCTGCCAGATGTACATTTGATAGCATCTCATACAGCCCGTCACCCTCAAGCATCAAATTTAGCTTCACCGCGGGGATATTCAGGCTAAGACTTAGCGCATCCGTC